GTGAACTCGCACATCATGAAAAGATATGCAGCGCTGTTGCGTCGCCGCTTGCAGGATCTGGAGGCTCTCGACGCACAAAGCGCCGAGAGCCGGGGGCCCGTGGAACTGGACCAGCAAAGCGTTGGCCGCCTGTCACGTATGGATGCGATGCAGGCCCAGGCAATGGCCCAGGAAACTCACCGACGCCGTGTGCTGGAGATGCGGCGCATCGGCCTCGCGCTTCGCCGCATCGAAGACGATGATTTCGGCTGGTGCGGACGCTGCGGCGAGGCGATCCCCGAAGGACGACTGGAAATCGACCTTGCCGCTACGCTGTGCGTTACCTGCGCGCGCTGAACCAGTTCAGGACGCGGTGAAACGCCCACCCTCACGGTTTGGAGGCGTGTCTTTTGCCCGCCCAAAATTGAATGCGAGCACCTCCAACACCCGGTAAAGCCGTCCCAACCACGCATCATCGCGCGGCGTGGGCGTCAGCGCCGCAATCACCGACGCGCTTGCAACCAGGATTGCTGCGGCGCGCAGTGCCCCTTCGATGGCGGAGAAGATGAGCACCGCGTCGCCTCCCGTAGGATCGATCATGGCATGTCTCCTTTGATGAACAAGCCGTGTCGCCCCCGATCAAACAGCATCAGGGACGGCGAGCGTTATGTAGTGGATCGAGATCGCGACACGGCCGCCGGTGAAGGAGCCACCTTCACCCGTCAGCCGCAGGGGAACGCCGCTCATGAACGACATCGGCGCTGTGCTCGGCCCCTTCAAGACCGCATTCAGCGCAATGCCGAGGCCTGAGCCATAGCGCGTCGGCGCGCCATTGACGCCAAGCGACCAACCCCCGACACCGGTCAGCGGCTGGATCACCCGCGCGGTGATGCCGAACACCACAGAATTTGCAGGGATCAGCCCGGCCGTGTCGCTCACGCTCCCAGTGGGCGCATGTTCGAAATTCAGCACCTGAATGACACCCGCGCCGCCGCCCGGCACGATCAGTGCCGACCAGACACCGTTGTCGAACAGAACCTCGATGCCTTCATCCTCGACCCAGCACCGCCATCCAACCAGCGGTTCGATATAGTCCCAACCGCCGTTGATCCAGACAGCGATGCGCTGCTCATCCCCGGCCCAGTCGCCGGTGGCACCGGCAGGCACGATCCAGCGATCTCCTTCGGATGGCGATGCCGGGGGCGTGACCGCGCTCCTCCCGAACACCGACAGCATGAACAGTGCATCGAGCCGCGACAGCGCCTCATTGACCGGAATGTGCTTCTGGGCCTGGCCTGCGGCCAGGAGCGGGAGCGAAAGTTTTGGCGTCTCAAGCACTGTAGGTCACCTTTCCTTCGGAACCCGGCCCGTAAACTTCGGAAATCTGGGCCACCGCAAACGAGATAACTCCGGTCAAACCATCAGCAGCCTTCGTGGCCGCCGTATAGGTCCAGGCCGGAGCCGTGGTTTCCATCTCCCTCACCAACGCACCGTCGGACGCATGCAGGCGGACGCGATAGCGCTCGCTCGCTTCGCCCAATGGCGTGTCGCCACTGAAGAACGTGTCGTTGTCGATCCGCGACCGTCGGATCCAGGTGATTGAGACATCGCCACCCGGCACATCGATCGCCGCAAAATGCACCGGCGCAAGCGGCCGAAGCCCCGATGCCTCCCATGTCCACAATGCATGGGCCACGGACGGGTCACTCAGATCCGCGCCCCCGGGGCCGATGCGGAAATGGCGCTCAAGGCCCATGACCCCGTCCGGCAGCTCCAACCGCAATGTGCGCGGATCCAGCAGCACCAATGTGGATCCCGCAAGCGCCGGATCGCCGATCAGCGCCTCGGTGCCGGCCAGGCCTCGGCTGAACCGCGACACCCGCCACAACCCGCTCGGCTCCAACACAGCATCGCGGAATTGCAGCATCTCCCACCGCCCGTCCGGGGTGCTCAGGGCGCACAGGTTTGCGCCGTTGTAGACGGCCAGCTCATCGGCCGACGACAAGACGCCAGACACCATTTCCACCAAGACCGATGCGCCCCGCGTCCACCTCCAGGGCGCCGCTTTGGGCAACGGATCGACCAGCCTGCCGACGCTGCTCGGGGCCGTTGTTAGCGCCGCGCGCTCATAACCCTCGTTGCGATCCGAACTCCAGACCGCGACCGACCCGGGCCATGGATCCGCCCAGACCGCACCAAAGGCCTTCTGCGCATCACCCCCAAACAGCACCCACGGCACATCGAGCAGCCTGTAGCCCGGCGGGCCCGACGCATCACCCCCGGCAGCTGGCGGTGTCTCGCCGTCCTCCCCAGGAAGGCTTTTCAATGCATAAAGCGCTCCGTCGATCTGCGTCGCTTCGATCATGCGGCCCGCGCCATCTACGATCCGGTCGATGCGGTAATCCGCGCCTCCCACATCGGGCAACCGCACAACGTCCCCCGGCTCAAAGGCCAGCTTTGACCCCGGCACCCCGAACGAGGTCCGCTCACGCGCCGCATCTGCCTCGCGCAACCAGCGCTCAGCAATGGCCCGCGCGGCGTCTCTGTCCATCGCGATCGGCAGGTCGGACCCCTTGACCCCCCGCGCTCCGTCAATATAGGATACCGCCTCAACGACGCCGTCTTGATAGTCGCCATCGGCACGCACAAACCCGACCCGCACCCGCTCCGGGGCGGCCGATTGTGGGGCTCTGGTCAGCTCAAGCACCCGGCCACCACCGTCCGGGATCAGCATCTCAGCATCTGGTATCTCGGCGCTCGGTGCCCTGCCCCTCATACGAAATGCCACGACGCCGCCGCTTTCAACGGCATCGAAGCCAAAAGCCAGCATCAGCGATTGCAGCGCCTCGCGTGCGGATTGCACTTGTCCCTCGGCAAAGCCATGCACGACGCCATCGAGATCGCTGACATCAAAGCTGACCAGGCCAGCCGCATCACAGATCTCCGCCACAACCGCCGCCAGCGACGCCGAATTCACCCGCCCCGTCAGCCAATGGCCAAGCGCATGATTGGCCCCGTCCGACCAGACATCGGTCCGTGCTGGAAATTCTGGCCAAGGCCGCGCATCCCAGGTCCAGACATAGGTGTTCGACAGATCCAGCATCCGATCGCCATAAATCGCTGAGACCGGATTGTTCTCATCCTCGCTCCAGTGCTTGGTCGCGGCTTGCAACACCCTGCGCTGGATCAGATCATCGCGCTGACCCGTCGAAAAATGCGGAAAACCTGATTCCGACGACTTTGGATCCACGAACACATTCGGCTGGTTCGATCCTTTGTCGACCGCCCCACAGCCAATTTCGGTCAACCAGACCGGCTTCATCTCAGGCGTCCATGCGCTGGACAAGCCTTGGCGCACACCGTCGATGCGGTCATGGTGGGGCCGACGCCACCAGTTCAGAATGTCCTTGGCCCGCCAGATCCAGTGCTCGCCATGGGCGCCGTCGATGATCGGCGTGCGCACCTGCGCCGCCCGATCGGCATCCGAGGCATAGTACCAGTCATATCCCTCACCGGCGGAAAAGCGCGACGACAGATAATCCAGATCATGGATCGACCGCGCCAGCGACGCATCAAGATGATCATACCCGTCCCGCCAATCGGTCAGCGGCGCGTAATAATCGATCCCAACAAAATCGATCGCAGGGTCGGCCCACAGCGGATCAAGATGAAAGATCCGATCCCCTGTGCCGTCCTGCGGCTGGTGACCAAAATACTCGGACCAATCGGCCGCATACCCGATGTTGGCATCTGGGCCCAGCACTTCCCGGACCTCTGCGGCCAAGGCGAGGAGCGCCACCACCGCCGGGTATTCCGTCCGCGCGCTGCGGATCTGCGTCAACGACCTGAACTCAGACCCGATGCAGAACGCATGCACTCCGCCCGCCACTTTGCAAAGATGGGCATAATGCAGCACCATGCGCCGCAGCGACCATTCCGTTGGACCAGAATAGATTACCTCATCGCCGACGATCTGAAAATCGGTGGCTGAGGCGGTTCCGAAGAATGCCGCCACCTCATCTGCGGCCACCGGGGTCATGTCCGTAGACCCCGCCTGCCCCGGTGCCATCGCCGTGGTGATCCGGCCACGCCAGGGATAGGCGGACTGCTCGGCATTCCATCCCCACGGATCGGTCAGGCCGTTGCCAGGCCCGATGTCCATCAACAAGAACGGATAAAACATCACCCGCATGTCGCGGGAATTCATCTCCCGGATCAACTCGATCACCGAGCGGTCCGACGGCGTGCCCCCGAACACCGGACGGCTTTCATCATCCCGCCCTACCAGACGCGCGGTCTGGCGCGTGGCACCGCCGGCATTCCAGGCGGTGGGCGCGGTCTCCGTCTCTCGATACTCGACCCCGGGACGCACCTCGCAGGTCCCGCAGCGCAGATCGTCGCCGAACCAGCTGACCACCAGCGACACCGCGCTCGCCTCCGGCAGCTCGGCCTCAAGCTGATCCAGCGCGACCAGCGCGTCAGCCTTGCCAGCCGAGGTGTTCACATTCGCAAGATGGGATTTCCCCTCATCCTCGATCACCCGCACCTGCTCGGTCGCGTAAACGAACTCACCCGTGCCCGGCGACAACGCCACGCCCTTGATGATGCTCGACAGCTCCAACCCGGCCTCGGGCACATTGCCGTTCTGCGAAAAACGAGGCGCGCGCAGCACCTCCACCGAAATCTGCGGCACGCGGTTGCCGAACCGCCCCGCGGGCAGATCCTCAAACACGATGTAGGACGTGCCGCGATAGGCGGGCGCCCAGCCATCAACCGCTTCGATCAGCGGATCGGGGCCTTGATCCTCAGCGCCCAGATGCAGCCGCCAATGCAGCTTGTCCATATTCAGGATCTTGCCATCGGCCCACACCCGACCGATCCCGTCGATGGGCCCTTGGCTCAGCGCCACAGCAAAGCCGATCGTATAGGAATGCTCCTTCACCGACGGGCCAGATCCCTTGCCCCCCCCGCTGCTGGACACATGTTCATGGAACCGCGTGGACCAGATCACATGCCCAGCAATGCGCATCCGGCCATAGATTTTGGGGATCGGCGCGCCTTCGTCCGCGCCCTGAATGCGCAACGAGCTCGCCTTTCCGCGGGCAACCGCCGCCTGACCGCCACCAAGGATCGCCTGATCGATCAATCCGCCGACGATTGCACCCGCCGCCTGACCGATAACCGCTGCACTGACGCCAAGCGCGGCGCCGCCATATGCCCCACCGATCGCCGCGCCGGCCGCCGCAAGAACCAGAGTCGCCATTGCTCACCTCGGAAATCGGAATGCGGCCGCCACGCGGCGCCGCCAGGATGCACCCAGCGACGATTCCACCACGCCCTGGCCGCTATAGGCGTGGATCATGCGAGGCTCGGCCCCGCTCATATCGGTCAGAATTGAAAGATGCTTTGCTGGGCCCGTCCGGCGCATGCGAAACAACAGCACATCGCCCGCCTGCGCCTCAGCCGGCGCAACCGGTGCCATGTGGCGCGCCGCAGCCGCCCACAGAACTTCGGCCGCTGACGGCTCGGACCAATCGGACGTGTACGCAGGCGGGGCTTCGGGTTCGCGCCCATACACGTCCCGCCACACCCCGCGCACCAGCCCGAGGCAGTCTGTCCCCGCGCCCTTCGCACTCGCTTGATGCAGGTAGGGCGTTCCCGCCCAGCCCCGCGCCGCCGCGACGATGCGGGCGGCCAGCCAATCCTCAGCCACGGAACAACGATCCGCCGTCATGAACCTCATCCTGCGACGGATATCCTGTCGCCCAGTCTTCACCAGGCATATGCGGAAATCCTTGGAAGTTGAGGATGTTGGCGAACTTGCTCCGGCAGATCGCCGCGCTCTTGTCACATCCCGCGGCGATGTCGAACCCGTCGCCCAGCTGGATCGGATCATCGGGCGGGGTCCACAAGGTGATCACATGCTGCCACTGGCGGATGCCATGGCTGTGCACCGTCACCGACCGCCCCGCATTGTCGCCTGCGGTCCAATTCAGCGCGCCGCCCGAAAACCACCCTTCCGCCTGCCAGATCCCGGACACCACGAAACTGCGCTCGCCCCGCAGATCTGTCACCGTGGCGGATCCCAGCTGATCGCCCGTCAGCACTGCCTTGCACCGCGCGTCGCCAAGCCCAGCGTCGCAGCTGCGCAGAAACACCCGCCCCTGCGGCTGGTTCAGCACGTCCGAGAGCCCCAGAACCTCAACCTCAAAGCCAAGCTTGCCGCGGCGCACCTCACCGATCTGCCCTGCAAACATCAGATCGCGCGCAATCGGGTTCGACCAGTCGACCAACCACTGCTTGATCGTCGCGCTGTCATAAAGGCCGCGCGACAGATCGGCCTCGGTGATCGCGTCTGAGCGCAGCGCCCCAGCCGCCTCCATGTTGTCAACGCTCAGCCCCAAAGACCGCTCCAGCGCCGTGCGCTCAAACCCGCTGTCGGGCTCGAACACCATGCCGTCAAAGCTGACTTCGCCGTCATGGTCGGTAAAGCCCAGCGACACGCCGTCCCGGCGCTCCAGCAACCAGCAACGGCAAAGCGAAGACGCCCCACCGTCGATCGCCGCCTGCAATCTGTCATTGATGTCGCGCATCAGACACGCACCTCCACAACCGGGATTGACGGAATTTCGCCCGCCTCCATTGCCGTCAGGCTGATGTCGATGCGGTCCTCAGAAAACCGCACCGGCACATCGAATTCAAACCCGGCAGTCACTGTCGCGCCCGCGCCGGGTGCCACGGCCAGGTGCACGACTTCACCGTCAAAGGTAAAACCGCCGCCCGCGACCTGCGCCAGACCGTCCACCGCGATCAACAAGCTGCCGATCACTGCCTTCTGGATCGGCCTAAAATAGGTGTACCCACCGCTTTCATAGCCCTTACGCAGCGCAAACGTCGTTTCCAGCCCATTTCCGAGCCCCAATAGCTGATCGGTGGCAGAGATCGCCACCGACGGCTTTGCCGATTTCCAATCCAACCAATCCTTCCAGCGAAACGCATGCAGACGACCGCGGCGTGCCTCAAAGAATGACACGATGTCATGCAGATCATCCGCCGACGCGACGCCCATGCCGGCATCATAGCGCCGCCGCGCATGGGACCAGGACGCGTTGCGCACCTCAAACCCGTTGGACAGCGACACAATCTCCGTGCGCCGCTCCGGCCCGCCTGAGGATCCGCGCGACAGACGCGTCGGGAACCGAATGTCATGAAAGCTCATCGCGTCACCTCACATGTTGCGCCGGCCGGCCGCAGCCGCCCGCGAGATCGTGGACGCGACCTGCCCGCGCGACCGCCGAAAGCTTTCAACATCGGGAGAGGAGATGTTGACCGTAATGTGCGATCCGCCCCCACCCCCGGCCGACGCGACGCCCAGACGGCCGTCCGCGCCGCGGGTCAGCGGCAGGATCGCTTCAGGCCCGGCCTCGCCCATCAGTCCGGTGCCACCGCGCATCGGGAACAAAGTCGGCCCCTCGACCACGCCCCCCCCGGCAAAGGCCCGCACCCGCCCGGCGGAAAACGCCGCGCCGTCGGCGAACATAGACATGCCGCCCAGCAGACTGCCGACCCCGCTCGCCACCAACCCGCCGATGCCCTGGCCGACCGCCTGCTGCACCGGCTGCAAGGCGGCGTTCAGCACACGCCCGGACATGTCCCGCCCCAGCTTGCGCATGGTGTCAGACGCACGCGCACCACCAAAAACCAACCCATCCAACGCCTTGCGAAGTGATCCACTGATTGAGGATGAAAGCTGCGTCGCCTCCTCACCGGTCACTTTCATCTCGGCGCGCATCGCCTGCAGCTCGGACGAAAACGCCTCGGAAAGCCCCTCCGCATCCCGGCTCAGCCCACCAAGCGCCCGGCTCAACGACGAGCCGTCATCGAGAAAATCGTCGAAATCATCCATTGTTCTTCCTTTCGACAGGCTCGTCTGGGTATTTCGCGCGCAGCGCATCAAGGCCGGAGCGCGACATCGCTCCTCGCCCTTTGCCAAAGCCAAGCACGGTGCACGCGGCCTCAAATTCGCGGGGCGTCATCGACCAGAACGCGTCGGGCGTCAGCCGCAGCGCGCCAAGGCCCACCCGCATCAGGCCCGGCCAGTCGATGCGCCCCACGCTCATCCCTCGTCCCCCAACGGCGCGAAGCTGCGCGCCAGCAACCGCGCGGCGGCCCGGGCGGCTCCAGCGGCGCCGCCCTCCACGCTCATGCCGGCCAACGCGTCGTCGGAAACAGCGTGCCCCGCCCCGCGCAGCCCCGCGCCGATCAGCGCGATCAGGTCGGCCGCGCGGACCCCGCCGCCCTCGAACCGCTCCGCCAACGACGCCAGGCCATTCTCGCCCAACCCCACCTCAAGCCCCGCCAACGCCCCGAGCGTGAGCCGCATGACCCGCACTTCGCCGTCAAGCGTGATCTCCGCCTCGCCGCGCATCGCGTTGGCCATGGCTCAGGCCCCCACGAAGGTCAGCGCGCCCGCCGATGCCAGCGAGACCTCGTAGACCGCCTCACCGTCATGCTGGCCGGAATATTCCAGCGCAGTGATCTGGAACGCGCCCTCGACCGTGCCGAAATCGGGGATGATCGCCTGGAAGGTCGGGATTGTCCCGGCGAAGAACGCAGCGCGCATGCTCTCGTCCGACGTGTTGTCAAGGAACACGCCCGACCCGCTCAGCGCCGCAGCGCGCACGCCCGCGCCCGCCAAAAGCTCGCGCCAATGGGACGAGGACGCCGCATTGGTCACGTCCACGGTCTCCGCATTGAAGGCCACGCGCGTGGCGCGCAGCCCTGCCACGGTCTGAAACACACCGCCGCCGGTGTCGATCTTCAGCAGAAGATCCTTGCCCTGTTGAGCTGCCATATCTCTCATCTCCTGAAAAGGTTACGCCTCGATGCGAAACTCGAACCTGAGGTCGATGCGCCGTCCGCCCTCGGCAATCCGCCGTGCCCGCGCGCCGCGCAGCGACGACGTCACCACACGGCCCTCAGACAAGGTCAGCTCAGCCGTGCTCAGCACCCGCTCAACCTCGCCCGCGATCTGCTTGACCGTGGAAAAGCCGCCATTGGCCGAATGCACCGACACCTCCGCGTCATGGATCGCGCCAAGCAAACCTTGCGCAGTCCACCGCCGCACCCGCTCATCGCCGAGGGTCACATAAGGCCCGGACGCCGCGTTCGGATCGTCCAGATGGATCGGTTCATCATTGATCCGCCCGTCCACCAGCGCCGACAAAGCCGCGTCGCCCGACAGGGCGGCATAGATCGCCTCCTGCAAGGCCAGGGATCGCAGCACGCTCATCGCAACGCCTCCTCATCGGCCCAGCACAGCAGGTAGCGGCCGCGCGCGTCGGCTTCGGTCACCGCTCGGATTGCGAACACCCGCTCCCCGTCGCGGAACCGCTGGTCCGCGCGGGGCCGCGCGGCAGATCCGACCGGCGCGGCGCGCACTAGGATGCGGTGCGAAACGCGGGAACGCCCGCGGGCGCCCTCCTCAATTTCCCGCCCCGTCCGCGCGCGCACCGCTGCCCAGATGGTCCCAAGGCTGCTCCAGGACCGGTTCCAGCCCCCGGCCCCATCGCCATTGCGCGCCTGCTCTTCCAGCTCCAGCCCCCGGTCCAGAACTGGGGCGGAGATTTCCTCCCGCGCCCAGCTCACACCCGCACCTTGCGCCAGCGCGACACCAGCGCGCCGACGCCATACGGGATCTCGACCGTGCCGGACGCGCCGACATGGCGCTGCTCGTGGTAATGAGCCGCCAGCAGCAGAACCGCTTGGCGCAGTTCATGCGGCACCCCGTCGGTGCCCACGCCATGCCCGGCCAACAACTCGATCTCCGCCACACCGCCTGTGGGGATCTGCGGCAGCCACCCGCCGCGCACCGGCACCAGCGCCGGGTCGAACTGGCTTTTGACCAGCCGCCACGCCGATGGGTCCACTGCGGTCCAGGACCCGTCTGCAGCCAGCAGCGTCACCGCATTGATCTGCGCCACCGGCGCAATCGGCAGCACCTCACGGCATGGGTTGCGCCACCTTTCGACGGCCCATTTGAACCGCCTCTGGATCAGCGCGCGCCCAGTCATGCTTTCAACCGCAGCGCCCGCCGCGCGCAAATAGCCATCAAGCGCTGCAACCTCAGACGCCTGCGGCGCCGCCAGCCCGGTCGACAGCCGCAGATGGTCGGTGAATTCGGTCACCGTCACCGCGGCGGTCGGGGCCGCCTCAAGCTCCGTCAACATCGGCAAAGCTCCTTGCTCAACGCTCCACCACGCGCATCAGAAAGGCACGAGCCAAAGCCCTGCCCTCGCTGGTCCGCACACGATGAGAGACGTGATACACATGACCGGAACGGCCGCCGGCCAGCACGGCGATCGACCGGTTCGGCGCGATCGTCTCATCTGAGACCCGCAACGCGGTCTCGTCGGGTTCCTGCGGCACGATGGTCCAGCCCAGCGAACAGGCCAACGCCTCGCCCGGCTTCAACCCAAACCAGTCGAGGGCGCAGGACCGCACCTCTTCCGGCGATTTGATAAGATATTCGGCCATCGCGCAGGCCTCCCAGGGCGGCGCACGGCCGCCTATTCCCGATACGATCCTCAAAATGCAAACGCCCGGCCCGACATGCGCGCCCCCGTGGGGAGGAACGCGCACGCCGCCCGGCCGGGCGCAAGCCGCGGCGCCGATCAGACGCCGCGGATGGCATCAACCCTGATCAGGAGATCGCGAATTTCAGCAGCTTGATCGCCGAGAAATCCGTGACATCCCCGCCCACGCGCTTGGTCGCATAGAACAGGACGTGGGGTTTGGCTGAGAACGGGTCACGCAGAACCCGCAGATCCGGGCGCTCAGCCACGGTGTAACCGGCGGAAAAATCACCGAACGCAATCCCGTAGGCATCGGCGGCAATGTCGGGCATCTTCTCCGCGATCAGCACCGGATAGCCCATCAGGCGGGGCGGCTCGCCCTGCGCGATGTTGTCAGTCCACAGGAACCGCCCGTCGGCATCCTTCATCTTGCGCACCGCACCCGCGGTCTTGGAGTTCATGACGAAGGTGGCCTTTGAACGATGCTGCGCCCCAAGACTGTAAACCAGATCCACGATGGCATCCGCCGGATCAGCCGCGCTGAAATCACCAGCAGAGCCGGTCGCGACATAAGCAATCTGGCCCCAGACCTCACTGCCCGCCGACACCGCCGGGTAGTTCAGAAAGCC